CAATATTAAATGAAGCTGATACTCCAGTTATTCCTAATGTCATATCATTAGGATCTAAAACACCAACACTGCCTGTCATACTAATACCAGTTAAATTAGCAACAGCTCCTCCTAGTCCAACAATAGAACCAAGTTGACTTTCCATAGAAAGTCCAGATATTTGGACTGTATCATTTGGTATAGTTACCGAACCTAAAGTAAATGTTGCTGCAATACCTGTTAAGTCTGCTTCTTGTGAAGATGTTCCAGTAGCTGTACCTTGTGTTAAAGTTATTTCTTGACCAGAAATAATCACAGTTTCATTTGGAGCAAATGCTGTACCTTGAGATAATGTAAGATCAAGACCTGTCATTCCGACAGTCATGTCTGCTACAACTGGTACACCTAATGCAGCTGTAACTTGTTGACCTGTTAAGCCCATAGTTACATCATTCACGGTTAATGAACCTACAGATGCAGAGAAAGATACACCATCTATATTAACAGGAACAAAAGCTTCGCCCTGTGATAATGTTATTTCAAAACTTGAAGGTGTAATTATAACATCAGGAATATCTACAGTACCAATACTAAAAGATGCTGATACACCTACTAAAGAAATTGTTTGATCAGAAAGATCTCCCCAGCCGCCATCACCACTCCAAGCTTGAGCACCCCATCCTGTTTTTAAAGTTGTAGATTGATTCCAATTAGCCTGTCCCCAGGTTAATCGGCCCCATCCTGAAGTTGTCGACATGGTCGACCTCCTACGCTAATCTGATTATTGCTGCTGTCGCGTCGTTTGCAGGAAACTCAATTTTAAAAGTTCCATTACTTGCTGTTTTGTCACCACCAAAAGCAATAATCGCTACAGAGTCAGTTGTGCTTGAACCCGTTCCTGTAGTTGTATTATAAATCATTGCACCGTTTGCAGTGAAAGAAGCTGAAGAATATGTAACATCCCCAAAATCTGTGAATGCTGTTGTTCCTGTTAAACCAACTCCTGATCTTGTAAGAGTTGCGCCTCCAGCTGTGTAAGCTGTTCCTGATGTATTTGTAATTTCTTCTGAAGTTGAATAATCTGTTGTAGAAGCACCTAAAGTTGCACCACTATCAAATAGTGCTAATTTAAAAGTGTCTCCACCAGATGATGCGAAACTATGTTTACCTTGTAAAAGTTCTTGTTTGAAACTTGAACATATTGCTGATGTTATTGCCATAATTTATTCTCCTACGGGTTTGCTGAGTTAATTGGTATACGAACAGCTCCGTCAGTGTAATCGTCTCTTCGTCTTCTTCCAATTTGCTCACTAGCAAACTTTTGTACCTCTTGTTTATATTTATTTTCGTATAATGTCAACATATCCATAGGACCTTTTAAAAATCCATATGCTTCTGATAAACAACAATATAATAGACCATTTGGAAAATTCATACTTATATAATTAGTATCATTATTTTCTAAAAGATCAGGCATTTTATTGTAATGAACTCTAAATTTATATGTAGTATTAGGTGTTGGAGAAAAAGCTATACGTCCTGATGTTGTATCAGATTCTCCTGTACCCCCACCATACATCGCATAGTATTTAGGTCTACCTTGAGCCGCCGCTGTTCCAGTTACATCTTGATATTCTTGCAAGTATGTATAATCTTTTTTCTCTAACCAAACATTAGCTCCAGTAATAACGGCACTCGAATCATAAACTTGTATACCTCTTATAAATAAAGAACCTGCTGGTGCATTAATAGACTCTTGACCAGCAACTAAATTACCAGTCTGTTGTCTTCTTTCTGCATCAATAGGAACATCTCTAAATATTCTATATTGTGAATTTAAAATAATATTTTCTAAAACAGCATCTGTTAAAACATTTGAATCTGTTTCAGTATAACTTCTAATTTGTGTTTTTAATCCTGATGCACTTAATCCTGCCATTATGCTACTACCTCTCTACAACTTAAACAATTTTTTCTATATCTATTATGTTTAGTACAATGTATTGGTTTAACTTCCTTAAACACAACAAGATGTGAATCTTGTTTTTCTGGTTTAAAAAAATTTTTAATTTTATTCCAAATATAATTTATCATAATATACCTCTTATCATTGGACTAACATATATGTTTTCTCCACCTCCTGTTATATTACCAACTGCGTTATAAGGCAAGGTAACAGTGAAGCCTGTATTAACTATTTTTGTAGCTGGCATAGCCCCTGTATTTTCAGTTCTAGTTGTTACAGATTGTATTTCTAAACCTGGAAAAACATTAACAGCAGAATGTGCAGTTGCTTCTGTACTATTTAATGTTTCTCCTCTAAATGGAGCATTAGTTCCTCTTGTTAAACCTGTTAATGTTAATCCTCCAGATTTACCTGTATATTGTATAACTTCTCTCTGAACTACAGGAACATATTCTGGACTTGTTGAACTTGGCGAAGTTGCACTTTGTATAAAATAAAAACCTGTTGCAGGAAAATTAGTATTAGAATCAAATGTTGCTGTTGTTGCTGAAGCCGTTATTGCATTTGATACTGCAAATATTGGAAAAAGATTACTTCCTAAATTAAAACTTTCTATAGGATTATTACTAGCTGGATTATAAAATAAAACAAAATCTCCAACTTTTAAAGTATGGTTAAGTAAACTAACAGTTAAAGTTGAACTACCATTTGTAATTGTAAAAGGATTGTTTGGTAAAAGAACTGCAGTTGGTGGTTCACTTCTATCAGTTCTGACATTTCTTAATGCAACACCATCTCCTGCATTTGGTTTAGGTTCTAATTGTGGTTGTTTTGGTTCAAATTCAGATACATGTACAAACGAACCATTCCATTCTCTAACCATTTCTCGATATGGAAATTCTAAACCAGATCTATCAGATATTGCTTTTGCGTGTTTTCCTGTTGCGTATTTAGCCATTATGCTCCTGGGTAATAAGCTTTCGGTGTAATGTATGTACTAGAAGCAGAACCATCTTCTGCAAGAGCTCTTGCTAATTCATCTTCATAATACAGTTTCATTTGTTGTGCTAATTGTGGTTGATATTTTTGTGAAAGATAAAAAGCTAAACCTGCTGTCATACAAGGTACAAATCTAAATGGTACATCTGTTGCATTTGTATAATCTCCTGCATCTTGAATTCTTTTAATATAATAAAAATGCATATCTTTAGATGCATTTGTTGAATCTGGTGTTGGATAAACACTAATGCTTGTATGATCAATAAATCTTTGAACCCAATATTGATTAGGTGTTCCTTTAGAAAGTTTGTTTGAAAAACCTGCATAAGTAGATCTATCTACTTTTGTCATAGGACTATCAGCTTGATTTGTTGCAGTTCTATTTGATCTTAACTGTGCTTCAAGAACATCAGATATTCCATAAATACCATTTGGATTTGATGTAGCACTTGTGCCATCATCAGCTGATCTAAAAAATTTATACTCAGCTTGTCCCTCTACTAAATCTAAGTCTAGTTCACCTACTTCCCAATAATGGATTCCTCTGTTTCCCCATTCTTGAAATAAAATATTTAAAGATCTTCTTGCAGATTTAAGTTGATAGCCTGCAACGTTTTGTAATCCAATACGTTCAAAAGCATCTTCTACTATTTCATCAATAGCAAAAGTCTTATCAAACGTTGTAGTGCCCGAGGTAGTATTAGCCATTTAGCCTCCTAGCCGTCAAAGAATACTGTTAAACCTGTGATTACTCCAACATTTACTTTTATGAAAGCCCCTGAATCAAAAACCATTCCATCATCTGGAATATATGGATCTAAGTCTCCTGCATCTACAGGCATACCTAAAATTTCTGAACCATCAATACTTGAATTATTAAAAAGTATAGTTCCTGCACCAGCGTTTACTGCATGCATTCCTCTAACTCTAGTTCTTCCAGCAAATAATGTTCCACCTTGATCAGCTGCAACACCTGAAGAAGTATTAGTTCCTACCGCTCCTGAAGCTGCAATTTGAGTAATTGTATTGTAGTATTTTGTTGATGTTACTGTGCTTGCATTAGGGCCTGTTAGATCTTCACTTTGTGAAGCACCTGTTGGATCAGTTCCAGTAATTGTAAAAGTAACAGCAGAAATATTACCACCTGAAACTAAAGTAATTTTTTGACCTAGGTTAGTACCACCGAAAGTTGCAGCTGTTCCTGCAAGAGTCATATTACCTGCTCCTCCTAAAGTTTGAGCTGCAGCAATAACAGTCGCAGCGGCTGCTGTACCATCAGTAAATCGTTTTGCTTTTATGTCTGTTGCCATTTGTTCTCCTTAAAATTTATGTGTGGGCCAAAGCCCACACAAAATTAATTATTATGAAAGGTTATTGTTCTGCAAGTAACTAATAGTTACTGTAGCAGCACCTGCATCTGCATCGTTGTTTGCACCATTATAGATGAAACCGATTCTAATGTCAGAAGTTCCAATATCTTTCCAGTTTGCACATAGTGCAGCTGTTCCTAAAGCTATTTTTCCAACTGCTGCAATACTTACATCATTAACATATAAGTCAGTGTCAGCTGATGAACCAACTTCAAGTATATCACTACCTGAATCGTTAAACGCAGTTTCTACGTTAACATCAATAGCTACGATTTGAGAGTTAGCTGGAATTACAACGGTTGTATCAGTTGCAGCTCCTTCTGTTCCGAAAGCAAATGAAAATGATTGAGCCATTACAACTTGCCCTGTATTTTTAACATCAGTTCCAACAGTAGTACCTATAGTGTTTTTAATAGTACCAGCTAATATTGGTCCTGAAAATGTAGTTTGTGCCATAATATTCCTCCTAGAATATTTAAATGTAGT